AATGTAGAATTCTTTAGACCCGCCAACGCTATCGCGGCAGTCCAAAACATATCCTTGCGTTAAAGCACAACTCATTTTTAGTGAATTAAAGGGTTGAAAGAAAGGCGGCTGTTAGACCGCCTGATTACTTTTATATTATGCCAGGGTGAACTGCACAATCTCAGCAGGGAAGGCCACTTGCACACCTGTTTTCCATTCTGCCACAAAGCGCACTTCATCTGCCTCTTTTGCAAAGAAGATTTCCCATTTGTCCTCTTCGCCAAGGATATCACAACCCAAGTACATATTGCTCATACGCAATGCGTACAGGCGGTTGGTGCTGTCCAGACCGTGAACGGCGGTCAGCGTATACTGAGTACCAGGAATCTTCATTTCGCCTGACTTCTGCGCACTGTTGTCAGCACTGTAGGCATACAGGTTGGCGTCAATCAAAGCCTGGATCCACAGCTCATATACGTCCCATGCGCAGAAGACGCGGATATCATCATTACCTTTTACATCAGCAGGGATAGACTGCCAGATGTTGGTAACGATATCCCTTACATTCGTCTTTGTAATACCGGTTGTGGCCAGTACAGGAGAAGCAAAGGATTTAGAAGCGGCCGGCACAATGGTATAAGCCGCAGTTGTTACAGCGGCAGCACCGTTGGCAGTAAGGGTTAATCCGGTAGCAGACTGGATTGACAGTACAGTACCGATCAACACAGAACCGGAATAGATCTTATCACCAACACCAACCTCAGTATTGAAGGCGGAACCCTGACCAGTAATGGTAGCAGCGCCAGTAGTTGATGTTAAAGTACCAGTACCTTTTTTGGCGTTGGAAGCAACAGCCAGTCCAGCAGCATCAATGATCTTGATAAAGCCATCAAACTTGTTCAGGTTGGCGTTACCACTGCCAGTATCACCTTGCCACAAAGCGATTTCCAAAGCCTTTGCGATCTTGGAAGCCTTGCGGTTAGAATACACGTCTTCAAAAGGCGGCACATCAGGACGAGAACCGGCCTTCATTTTCAATTGCAGGTAAGTAGACTGCAAAGTTTTAGGACACAAGCTTTCGTTCACCTTGATCTTACCAATGGTAAGAGTCCGGCGCGTGAAATTAGTTGTACCAGAAGAGTTGAATCCACAAGTGCCGCCAGCTTGGAAAACGGCATCAGTGTCCATTACGTTGATCTGTTCAGCGGATTTAACCTCTGACAATACATTACCTTCTGATTGGATCAACTCTTGCGTTTTGGCAGAGAAGATCGTTGCCACAATCAGCGAATCCTGATTCTCTTTGGTGTAGGCCGCTAATGCGGAGATATCAAATGCCATGTTTATGTTTTTAGAGGGTTAGTGACTTATTTGAATCCCTTGTATTGCTACTTTGGGACGGTTTACTTTTTTTCTTTTAGTGCCTTGGCTGCTTTCGCAATGGCGTCAAGCTTCATTTCTTTCGATTCAAAAGACTGCTTTGCAAAAACTGTTTTGGGCGTATCAACCGGGTTATCCTTTGGAACTGTGGCCATCGCTTCAACCAGCTCGAACAAGCCTTTAATGATCTCATCCTGCTTTTGCAGCTTGGTTGATTGCTCCTTAATAGTCTCGTCTTGCTTTTGAAAACTTTCCTGGTAGGCAGCAATAGCCTCTTTTTCTTTTGCATCCCTCAACTGCCACTGGAACACATTTTCAAAAATGGCTTTCACCATTGCTGCCAATGTTTGCAGGCTTGGCGTATCACTGCCAAACTTTTCAAACTCTTTGCGCATGGCTTCAGGAGTTGAAAAATCGGGTGCAGGAGGCGCAGACGGAGTATCTTGCTTAGGAGTGCCGGGACCTTTAGCGTCAGGATCTACAACAGCTGTTACAACCCCACCGGCAACGGTGAAACTGAAATCGGTGCCAGTAACTTTATAAGTACCATCAGGATAAGGAGCAGTACAGGCAGCGTCAGTAAATACGCTATCCCCCTGGTCGATATCCGCAATGTTGTCATTAGCGATATTGACAAAAACAGGAACCCCGCCATCTACATCATATTGCGCTGTGCTGGTTGTGTTGCCAGGTGGCGGCGCAGGTGAAGGTGCGGGCGCTGGACTTGGTGCAGGAGCAGGGGCCGGCGCTGGTGCAGGGTTATTGTCAGCAAACAGCGCCTTGATTTTATTTAAAGTTTCTTCGATCTTATTTGCCATAAACTTTCGTTGTGTAAGTTTTGCGTCTGTGTATAATGTGCAGTTAGTTTCGGTTGTACGATTTATGATTCAAGATTTTTTAAAAGCTCTTGGATCTTAGCGTATACCTGATCCTGTGAAAGCTTCGGTTTCTTATACTGGAACAAGCCCTCAACGCTGAAGCCCTTCACCTCTCCTGCCTTGATCTTTGCCCATACCTCGTCATTATTCACCTTGGCAGAGATGAACCAACTGCCATCCTGCGCATCTTCAAAACCGGCCATGGGTTGAATGCCCCGGCTCTTATCGACTATAAAGGATTCAAACACGTTCACCCCTTGCACCTTCTCTTTGGGGTCGTGCATCAGATTGAAGTTTTGATTAAAGCCCTTAGCGAAAAACTTCTGAGCTATATCATAAATGGTCTCAGGAGAAAACACAACATAGTATTCGCCCATCTCCGGATCACGCCTGTAAATAGGTACATTGGCCAGCATAGCAGGACCTGAGATAATCCGACGGTCCTCATTCTGCACCTCAAAGCGTAACGGCTTGACCGTACCGGAAAAAGCCAGGAAATCTTTTTCAATGGCTGGCATATCGACCAGGGCCACATAATCAACCTGCACATTGCTTTTTTCGTCCGGATCGATCTGAAGCTGGTAGCAGGGAAGGTTATTAAACTCCATGCCTATTATGTGGCAGGGTGGCAAATCGTTCGATTTACACGAACAAAAGCGGGTAAGCTCACACTATACCTAAAAGCTATCCATGTCTGATATCGTTGTAGGTGCCAGTATACAGGTTGATGCCGGCAATACCGCCCCCACCATAAAAGAAGTACGCGAGAACATTAAGCAGTACAAGCAGGAGCTGGATAATGTCACAGTGGGGAGTGAGCAGCATAAGGCGGCACTTGAAAAGTTAAGGCAGGCTAATGAGCAGCTTAACCCCACCTTTAAGGATCAGGGAGCGGCCGTATCTGCATTAAAGAACCAGGTTGCTAGTGCAGTGCCGGCTTTTGGCCAAGCAGCACAAGGGGCTCAGGGTTTTGGCACTACACTAAAGGCGCTGATGGCCAATCCTATTGTTTTAATGCTTGCTGGTATCGTAGCCGGGTTAAAACTTCTTTGGGATGCCTTTAGTTCAGTTGCAGTCTTTGGCGATAAGGTTGATGCGGTTCTTTCAGGTATCGGTGCAGCTATGCAGGAAGTTAGAGACCGGGTTTTACTTACGGCCAGTGCTATTTATAAGTTTTTTACAGGCGATTTTAAAGGAGCTTTTGCGGATGCCAAGAAAGCTGCAACCGGTTTGGGTGATGCCATTGTTGACGCTTTCAAAAGAGGGAAAGAAGCTGGCGAGCAGATGGACGCAGCAATGGACCAGATGCGTGTACTCAACATGGTACAGGCGGATATGAACAAAAAGCTGGCAGAGGCAAGAGAGCTACTAACCGATGAAACAGCTTCTTATAAAGACAAAAAGAGGGCGTTGCAGGAGGTTAAGAACACAGAAGACGCTTATTATTCCGACTTAGCAAAGCAGCATGAAAGTTATGCTGAAGGAGTGGCGAAGAAATACGGGGTTGAAAAGAAGTTTCAGGAGATGGTCAAAGCTGGTACAGCGGAGGCTAAAAAAACCTTTGATGATTACTTGCAAACAATTTTAAAGGATGACAAGATAAAAGAGATTGAGGATGCTTATATTCAGGCTCAGGGAGCAGTTCAAGAGTACCACGACCGGCAGAGGGCTAACAATAAAATGGATGCCCGGATTGACCGGGAGGAAAGGCAAAAGGGCCGGGAAGAAGAACGGAGACAGGCCGAAGTGCAAAAGGCCTACCTGGAAAAGCTTGAAAACCTGCACAATGAGAATGTGCTTTCTTCTATTCGCGATGCTACCCAAAAGAAGCTCAAAGAAGCAGAGATATCTTTTGTTAAAGAAAGACAGGCTATTGATGCTGATTTGGAAGCCAGACGGATTACCCAACAGCAGCACGATACTTTAATGCTGGAGCTAACCAGGTCCTATAATAATAAGGTGAGTACCATTAATGAGGACCACCGGAGGGAAGAGAGTGACAAGTCTCTAAAGCTTTTAAAAGACCAGGAGGAACATGCCAGGCAGCTTGCGGATCAGAAGGAGGCACAAAAAGAGAGTGAGGATGCAAAACGCCGCACGATAGAGCAGCGAGAATCCAAGCTTCGAATGGACCAGAATAAAAAGAACCTGACCATTCAAAAACAGGAGCTGGATGCCCAGATGGCGTTAAAGCAATGGTACTACATGCAGGACCTTGCCGCAGCTGGTGACAACGCCCTGAAGAAACGGGAGATTGAAGTACAGTTCAATGAGGACATGGCGCAACTATCGGAGGCCCGTAAGCAAATTGCCGCTTCTGAAGCAGAGGCGAAAACCAGAAATCTTGAGGCCGTTGGCGCTGTTATGGATGCAGCCGCTGGGATTTTTGGAGAACAAACCGCAGCGGGTAAAGCCATTGCCGCAGCCGGTGCAACTATAGATACTTATGCTGCTATCAACAAAACCTTAAGTGCTTTTTCCGGTGTTCCTATTCCCGGTTACGCCGTATTGCAGGCAGTGGCAACCGGCATCGCTGGTTTTAAAAACGTAACCAAGCTTCTTTCAGTACAGGTGCCAAAGGCAAGTAGTAGCGCTTCGGCGCCTGGTGGCTTGTCAGCTGCCACGGCTGCACCCCTACAACCAAAGCCACAGGTTGGCACTACCCAACTGGATCAACAATCTATTAATGGTATTGGTAACGCTGCCAGCGGCCGGACCTTCGTTTTAGATAGAGACATTCAAAACAACCGGGAAAGAGCCGAGCGGTTGAATCGTGCCGCACGTATCGGTTAAATCAGATAGCGAGAAATAATTTATTGGTTGGGTTTTTTAGCCTTCTCTTCTGGAGAGGGCTTTTTTATTTCGTGCTTTTCTCCAAATATCTGGCGGGAATACACTTCCAATAAAAACTGAAACAAAGGCGAGGCCACGATTTGCTTTTCTTGTTTGGGAGTCATAAGTGATTGTTTTCTTAAAGTTAAAAAATATTTTTGTATAGCAATATAGTTTGCTATACAAAAACTACTATCTTCACAAAAAAATATTTATGAACCAGCAAAACACAAACAACACACAGGAGTCATCAATTGAAGAACTTCGACAGGCAAAAAAAGAAGCTATCCAGGCAATGGAGCAGTATTTTTTAACCTTTGACACTTGGAAGGTTAATCTAATCGAAGAGGTCTATAATTTTCTACAGGGAAAGTCTTTTGAGGATGCCGTGTATGAGTACGAAGCACAGGCAACATATCTGCTAAGCGCTTTTGCAAAGCCTGCTGTCAACGCAATAATGACAAGGGAACTGGGAGAGTATTCTTTCGTGAGTTCTATAAAAATGCTCGAAAGGCTAAAGTTTTTTTGTGCTCAATTAGATAAAGAGGCGTTCTTGGTAATGTTTGACCTATGCGATGCAAAAGAATTTACCGACCCACAGGAAAGAACTATTGAAGAATGGCATGAGATAACCAACCATTATACTAAAAAGCTCCATGCTCAACTGGTTAAAAGAGGAGTGCTTAAAGTTGCCTCTCGTGATTAGCGTATTGCAATATAGAAAACTATACAGTAAGTTTGGGGCCTATGGCAAAAACTACAAAAACCACAACAGACAAATTAATCGCTTTCAGGATCCAGGCTCCATTACTTAAGAAGCTTAAGTACATAGCTTTTCAGGAGGAAACAACTCAGACAGCATTAGTAGAAAACGCAATTATTGAGATCATTGCTAAGTATGAAAAGAAGCATGGGGAGATACCGGTAAAGTAATGTGCAAATTATGTGCAAATGACTAAAATAAAAAAGGGTTTCATCTTCTGAAACCCTTGATAGACTTGTGTGGGAGTTGACGGGTTCGAACCGCCGACCCTCTGCTTGTAAGGCAGCTTTTTACTTTATACTGCAATAACCTTTATTTTATATCGACTTCGCTAAAAGCCAAGCCTATGGCTATTAGTAGCCCGTATAGTTAAATTTTGTTAGTATCCTGTTAGTATCCTTTTTTGTGCAAATTGTGTGCAAATAATATTTTTATTGTTATGGAAGCAGTAATTACAATCTACCATGACCTTAGGCGTCAGAAAACAAACGGGACCTACCCGGTCAAAATCCGTGTATACGATGGCAACGAAAGGAAGTATTATCCAACTGGCGTAGATCTTACCGAAGAAGATTTTGAAAAAGTGGTGAAAGGAGACAGGTTAAAAGCTGATTTAAAAAAGGCAAAGGACAAGCTTGATGAGAAAAAAGCGGATGCAACAAGGATCGCCTCTAAAATGGATCACTTTGATATAAACGCTTTTGACCGGAAATTTAAACGGCCTGCCTCTTCTGGCACTGACGTGCTTTTCTACTATAAGCTTAAAATTGAAGAATGCAAAAAAGCAGATAGCGTTAAAAATGCAATAGTGTACGGGAATTCGAGGGATTCTATTTTGAAATACCTTAAGCCAAATACTCCCATCAAGGAGTTACACGAAGCTGGAATCCGGTTAAATTTTAAAGATGTTACTGTTAAGTGGCTGAATGCTTACCAAAAATGGATGACAGACAAAGGGCATTCGTTAACTACTGTGAGTATTTATATGCGAAACCTTAGAACCATATTCAATATGGCTATCCATGAAAAGGATATAACCCAAGACGTTTACCCTTTCGGTGAAAAGAAATACATGATACCAACCGGAGCCAATGTAAAACAGGCCTTGGAAAAGGAGGATTTAAAAAAGCTATGGGAGTATAAAACAGATGACGAACTAATTATAAAAGCTAGGGACTTCTGGTTCTTTATTTATAATGCCTACGGCATGAATGTTAGGGATATTGTTCTTCTAAGGCCTGCAGATATCATCGGGGACAAAATCTATTATGTAAGGGCCAAAACAAAGAATACAACTAAGAAAGAAACAAAGATCGAGGTGCATATTACAGAACATATGCAATCAGTCATAAAAAGGTACAAATCCAATGGGTATTACCTTTTCGATTTTATTAAAGGTAATATGACTGCGGCGGAAAAAGTAAGGGCGTCTGATGCATTAGTTAAGTTTATTAACGACCATATGGAGAGGCTGGCAAAGGCCTGCGGTGTTACTGCCAGCTGTTCTACTTATGCAGCCAGGCATTCTTTTGGTACTAATGCCATCCGAAACGGTGCGTCCATGGAATTGATTCAGCAATTATTTGGGCACCAAAATTTGACCACTACACAGAATTATTTTGCCGGCTTCGGGGACGTTGTTAAAAAGCAAGTATCAAACCAACTAATGAACTTCTAATGGGTTTTAGCAACGACTGTTTTGAAAAGTACCAAAGCATGTACCGGGAGACTTGCCGGCACCAAGAAGAAAGCTTTGAACTACCTCAATGGTTTACTGAAGATGAGCTTTTGGATTTGACAGAAGAGGTCAAAGCGGAAATATCTAATAATATACTTTTTCATTTACCGACTAGTGAGAAAACATTGCTTTATCTGGCTTTTTTAAGGGATGAACTAAATATACTTTTTGCGTCGAGCCAAAACAGAGTACAGGCTATTTCATTAGCTGGTTTAATTAGGTATACCGAAAGGATTATAGACGCAATGGGTATTGACCGGTACAGTGAAAAGTATAGCTATCTTTTAGATAATAGGGATGATATTTCTATAAATTCCAGTCAGGGTAATTACGGGTCTAACGAAACGATTGAAAAGCACTTGGAGTGCTTTAGCGGATCGATAAAGGGGAAGGGTGCAATTATGTCGAATGAGGAATACCAGAGGCTTTTAATGCTTACTATGGATTTGGTTTCTTCTGACGAATGCCCGGAAATCGAAAAGCCATTCCAAAAATTACCGCTGAGTAACGAGTTTATAAGATACACCTATAGCCGGTTACATGATGAGTTGTATCCAGGAAAAACAATCAATGATAATTGGGTTGAGTTCCTGCACAAAGCTTTTAAGCAGTTCACCGGTGATACCAACACAACGAAAATAAAATTCCGCACATACCAAAAGAATTACAAACAGGATAGGGGAGAAATACATTTTACTTAAACATGCTTATTACTCTACCTATCCTACCTTTTTACCTACCTCCTCTACCTCATTTCTTTGACTTCAAATAGTTAAAGAAATGAATGACATACAAAAGCCCACACTTGAGCAGGTCCCTGTGATGGTCCAAACCCTATTGAATAAAATAGAGGACCTCAATTTACCCTCACAAAAAACAGATGAACCAGAAGCGCCCATTAACGTGGCCGGCGCTGCTGAGTTCCTTAGCCTTGATCAACAAACTATTTATAGACTTCTCAGGGCTGGCCAAATTCCCGCACACAAAAAGTTCAGTAAGTGGTACTTCTTTAAGTCTGAATTGATTGCTTATCTGAAGTCTGAAAAGTGAAAGCTTTACAAATTTGTGGATAAGTTGTTAATTGTCGAAACCATTGCCAGCACTGCATTTGATAGCATTTGTTAGCAATTGTTAGTAAATATCTTGTACACTCTTCCCCACTATCACATTTCAATATAGACAATCATCATACAATTATGAGCCAGAAAGACGAAAAATTATTAACACGTAATGAAGTGTGTTCCCTTCTTGGAGTTACTACTAGTACCATTCGTAATTGGGAAAACCTTGGAAAGCTAAAGGTGTATTGTTATTTGAACTGCTATCCGAGATACCTGGAATCTGATGTAAAAAGGTTATTGGCGAAGGAAAGGAACTAATAAAAAAACCGGGCTACCACCTAAAGCCCGGAAAAAGTAAAAAGATTGAAGATGACTCAGGCCAAAGATAAAAATCATTTTGAATTTTCACACTGTGTGCCCGGGTTAATTCTTTCTATAAATCCGGAATCATATGAGTAGCAAGATTTCTATTTATAACAATGCTTGTCACACAAAAGGCGGAAAAGAAATTCCTTTAGATATATTTCTTTATGAAACAAGGGATGGCAAGTATCAGGATGTAGTATTGCCTATTAGAGCTATAAGCGATAAAGAAAAAAGGGACCAAAGGAAAAAAAGCACAGCGCCAGGTGTAACCATTAGCGGAACCTTTTCAGAAAGAACTGATAGCGGAATTATTTCGCATTCAGGCTTTATAGCTATTGATATTGATAATGTGGATCCGGAAGAAGTAAAGAGTCTTATTTGTCCGGATCGTTATGTATATGCTGCTTTTACTTCAATCGGTGGCCGGGGACTCTGTGTTATTTTTAAAATAAATGGTGATAAACACGATGAAGCATTCAAAGGATTGCAGGAGTATTTATATGTTACTTATGGTCAGGCAGTAGACAGGAAGAGCAGCAACATTAGCCGCTTAAGATTTGTTTCTTACGATCCCCACCTGTATATAAATGAGAAGGCTGATAAGTTCGCCCTTTATCCCAAGAAAGAAAAAGCATTGAACAAAATACAAAACGTTGTTTTTGTTCAATCTGACTTTGATAAAATTGTCGATGAAATATGCTCCAGGCGCCTGGATATAACCGGGAGCTATCATCAGTGGCTAAATATAGCCTATGGCATTGCGGACAAATTTGGGGAATCTGGCCGGGACTACTTTCACAAGATCAGCCAGTATTCGCCGCTTTATGAATACAATAAAGCGGACAGGCAATATACGGCCTGCCTTAAACCAAGCGCATCAGGGAAAAGAGCAACACTTGGAAGTTTTTATTATTTCGCTAAGCAAGCTGGCTTACAGATTGTTGCTGAAAAAACTAAGATAATTACTCAGACGGCAGCACTCGCCAAGAAAGGACGCCGGACCAAAGAAGACACTTTGAAGCTGCTAGAGCAGGCTGAAGGAATAGCACCAGAGGAGGCGCAGGATATCGTTAACCAAGTGTTTGAAAATAATATCCAGGTACAAAATGATGGTAGTTTAATTGAAATAATAATATCGTGGCTTCGCCAATCCTATGCCATTGAACGAAATGAGATAACCAGAAAGATAGAGGTTAATGGTAAGGAGATGGACGATATATTATTCAATGATCTTTTTTGCGCCTGTAAGATCCTATTTGACAAGGCAAATGCAGAACTTTTGCAGCGCATTATTAATTCAAATTCTATTCCCTCATACAATCCTTTTTTTCGCTTTTTCGATAGACACAAATTTATTAACCCTGGTGGTATTATTAAAGCTTATTTTAAATGTATCGAAACCGATACCGGCACAAAAGAAAATGAATTCTTTCCTGATTACACTGAGTATTTCGGAAAACGTTGGCTGGTTGGAATAATTGCCTCTATCCATGGCCAACACTCGCCGCTGATGCTGGTGCTGTCAGGCAAGCAAGGTACAGGTAAAACAGAATTCTTCAGGCAGCTGCTGCCAGCGGAACTAAGACAGTATTTTGCTGAAAGTAAAATGGACAACGAGAAAGATGACAGCATTTTGATGTGTAAAAAGCTGCTGATCATGGATGATGAATGGTCCGGCAAATCGAAGAAGGAAGAGAAGAGGATGAAGGAGCTGCTATCAAAACAGACGGTTACAGTTAGGGAGCCATACGGTAGATTTAGTATGGATCTGCAGCGCCTGGCTGTTTTCTGTGGTACTACTAATGATCAGAATATTTTAAACGATCCGACCGGCAACCGCCGTATCATTCCGATAGACGTTTTAAGCATTGACTTCGACCGAATAAACAGAATTGACCGCACTGAGTTGTTTATGGAGGCTTACCACCTTTATAAATCCGGTTTTCATTGGCACCTCACCAGGGAAGATGTAAAAAGGCTAAATGATAACACTGGCCACTTTGAGCAGCCCTCAGCGGAACTTGAATTAATCAATAAATATTTCAGGAGGCCAGATAACCAGGCAGACGGAGGATTTGTTCAATTCATGACCGTTACGGAAATAAAAAGTATACTGGAAATGAAGAGCGGCCAGAAGCTTAACCCGAACCGGATAGGATCTGAATTAAAAAGAATGGGATGGGAAGGGAAATCTAAAAGAATTGATGGCCAGCCGCACCGGGGATACTATCTATTGCCGAAATATTAGCGCTGATGCAACTGATGCAAGTTTGATGCAGATAGGTTAAATAAATAGTTGCATCACTTAAATAATTGACCGTCAATTTCATACACAGACTGATGCAACTGATGCAACTGTATTTATATAAAAGATAAAAGGGATTAATATGCTACTGTGGGTAATAACGCAACATATAAAAAGGTATATATAAGGGACAAGTCGCATCAGTCGCTTCAGTTGCATCACTAACACTTAAAAACCCAACTAATATGAACACAATTATGCAAGTTAAACGCTCAGCCAGTGGCCAGTTTTTTATTGGCAGAGCAAGAGTTACGAAGTACTTAACCCATGTAATTGAAAGGACGATACCGGAGCTAAAAGAATCGATGAAACTTCAAGTGTTAAAAGAATCAGGTGTACAGCTTGATGAAATAACCGTTGTGGCCTACCCTGTGGATAAAAAATCGAAAACAAATACGGGACTTGTCACACTATGAGTAGCAGATTCGAAAACTGATTTATAACTGATACTATTATGAATAATCATACAAGGCGTTTGCCGGTCAATAAAAAGCCAATTGTCAGCTGCAAAAATGGGCATCTCAATTGGAGGCAACCAAAACCAAAAGAGGCTAAGGCCAACCTGGTAAAAAGTAAAAGCCCATTCAAATCAGCTTAGTATGAGTTCCAGAGGCTTTAATAAGCAAAATGAAGAGCTGCTAAAAAAGTACTTGGAAAAGGTGAATAAGTGCAACTCTTGTGCAAACGATTCTACTAGCAATATTGAAATGCATAACAGGAGCGGATTTGAAGAAATTAAAAAACTGCCTCAAAAGCAGTGTGCAAGCAAAATCTTTTAAAAACCCACAATAATGGCAAAGAAACAACCAGTAGTAGTTTATGAAGATCAGGTTTCAATTGAAGCAACCCGATCAAAAGCATACGGCATAGGATCCGTAGCAGGAAAGGTTATAGGTGAATTCAACAAAGTTGGCTTAAAGGAGTTTGAGCCTGCTGATTTTGTTTTCCTGCTTAACGATGCTGAAGGCTATATTAAGGCCCTGTGCCTGGAGAAGATAGGTGAAACAGAAACAATAGGCGGCTTTAAAACAAAGAAAACTGCTTTGCTTGATCAATTGGAGTTGCCCGACATTTCAGCCCTGCAATCCGCTGTAAACGCACTTAAGATTTATCTCGGCTGGCCTACGCCTACTTTTCACCTGCTTTCTGATTTTGAAATAGACGGTGATAAGGTAACGCCAAAAGAAGACTTACTTGAAGCCAGGTTAAACGGCTTCAGGATCATTGCAACCGAAGAGCATGAAGTCGAGGCAGATAAGGCGTATAAAGAGTTCATTCGTGCGTTTAAGGCACTCAATGATCTGATGGCAAAGCGGTCTATTGGGACCAGATTGCAGCACAGACAGGTTACCAGTTACTTAACCTTAGAAGGCGAAGATGTTGCGTTTAATGCTCACTTCTACAGAGAGCTTGTGTAGATCCTTAACCGGCAGGGTTGAGCGTCACAGCCCTGCTTTTTATCCTTATTAACCCTATTAAAATACTTATATGGCAACTGCACTCACGGCGAGCGAAAAGGCAAGCATCAAGCTAAAGCTTGAACATAAATTCCAGAAAATAAAGCTGCTTATGGAAGAGTGGACTGGTAAAGAATTAAGTGATCAGCAGCTCTTGACAGTGGTTGAAAAGCTGGAAGCGGACGTTATACAGAACAATAAAACATTTGCCAGCAAGGTTAAAAACATTCTGGCGCTCCATGCAGCTAAGCATATAACCTCAGATGAGGCCTTAAGTAAAATGAAGTTGCTGTTAAGGGCTAGAAATTTTTACGCTAAAGATGAGCAGATACCGCAGGCAGTAGAGCGCTTTTCCAGAACTGACATAGGCTCATTTAAGCTTTTGGAGTTCGTACGTGAAATGGTCGCCTTCAGACAACGCACGGCCCAAAAGTCCCCAGCTCCAGCACCCCCAAAGCAGGTATTTGCCAAGCCTTCACCCATTAAAGTAAAGTCCCTGGACAACAACATGCTACCAGCACCCAAAACAATAAACGGCACCATACAGGCTTCAAAGGTCATGAGCAGCAAAAAGTATATCAACTATACTGTATTAGGCAGTGATAAGCAAACCTACTACCTGCAAGAGCCTATACTTTCCAGTACCGACATAAGCGCATTCAATGTGGGTAATACTATCCAGCTGGAAATTATCGGTAATAAACCCAAATACCTGAAGACCACAGCCAAAGTAAAAGCAGCGGCACAATCCCATAAGGTAAGGTTTGGGTTAGTGTTTGAAGAAAGGGATCATCGTTTAAGCCGGGTTGTAGCAGCTATGAAAAAAATCAAGTTTGGAACCTCTAAAAAATAAGTAAGATGCCATTTAAGAAAGGCCATAAACACGGTGTGCGGTTTGGTAGTGGTCAGCCTATCAATAAAAAGGGCAGACCAAGAAAGCTGCTTACCACCCTAAAGAACCAAGGTTATAAGGAATCTCAAGTGATGCAAACCTTAAATACTCTTTTTGCTTTAGGGATCGATGAATTACAAAAAATCGAATCCGGTGAAGAGTATACAGCACTGGAGCGCACGATTGCAGCTGCAATTGTTTCCGGCCTAGAAAAGAGGGATCAAACCAATATTATGCAGATCCTGGAAAGAACGCTGGGAAAACCAAAACAATCTATGGACCATAACCTGCAGGGTAAAGTAAAGGTTACTTTCAAGTTGGGAGGAAACAGATAATGGAAGAATTTGAAATTGAATACGAGCGGCCGCAGCTCACTTCTTATCAAACTGCCATCATAGACAGCCCAAAACGGTTTTGTGTGGTTCAAGCGGCCACAAAAACTGGGAAAACCACTGTTTGTTCTGTTTGGCTTGTTGAGCAGGCATTAAAAGGTGGCCCTGGCATGTATTACTTATGGCTTGCTCCTGTCTACGCACAGGCAAAAATTGCCTTTGATCGGATCCGGTTCGATTTGGATGCACCTGGCTTTTTAAAAGTCAATGAATCCAACCTTACTATTGCCCTGCCGAATGGGGCTGTTATCGTTTTCAAGAGTGCAGAGAAGGTTGATAATTTATTCGGGTTCGAATATTACGCAGTGGTGTTCGATGAATATTCGAGAGCCAGGCCTGAAGCTTGGGCCGCACTGCGCTCCACTATTACAGCCACAAGTGCACCGGTAAAGTTCATAGGCAACCCCACAGGTGGTAAACGTAACTGGGGCGCTCAGTTAGCTGAAAAGGCAAAGAACGAACAAGATTTACCTGGTTCACAATATGGGTTCTGGAGAATCACCGCCTACGATGCAGCTAACGAGGGAGTTGTTTCTTATGAAGAAATAGAACAAGCAAAGAAGGACTTGCCAGAATCTTCATTTAAAGAGCTTTATGAAGCTATTGTAACTGATGATGGCAGCAATGTCTTTGGGTTCGAACATATTGATAAAAACATAGCCTTATTAAGCGATAAAGAGCCGATTGCCTTTGGAATTGATTTGGCTCGTAAAAAGGATTTCACTTGCATCTGCGGATTAGACGAAGATTGTCACGTATCTTTTTTTGCCCGGTTCCAGACTGATTGGGAATTTCAGATTGAAAAAATCAAGATGCTGCCAAAAAATAAGAGGGTTCGCATCGATTCAACCGGAGTTGGTGACGTAGTGGTTGATTTTCTTCAGCCTCATTTCCCTCTATTGGATCCGTTCATTTTTACCCAGCGTTCAAAAGCTAACATTATCGAAGGCCTTGCAATCGCTATTCAACAAGGTACTATCAAATATCCCGATGGGATAATTCCGGAAGAATTAAAATCACTGGAAACAACATACACGCGTATGGGGGTTTCTTATGAAGCTTATTCAGGTTCTACAGATGATGCCGTGATGGCGCTTGCTCTCGCTTACTCTTGCTGGTCATCGTTTAAGACTTCCGACTTTGGACACTATTGCATAATATAAACTCAACCCTATGCCCCGCCCGATATCACAAGCCAGAAGACAGCAGCAATTACTTAACAGTGGTTTTTTGGACCTGACCGGATCCAGCCGCCTGGATTATGGGCCTGTTTCTTTAGATGCCTTATCAGACAAGCTTGCAGCCATTGCCATCCAGTTTGCAGAAATAGCCCGGCAAAAGCTGGATGCCGCTGACCGGGTGGCCAGTGGTGGCTTATCTGATAGCATTATACCTACTGACGTTGAAATTATGGGTACCGTGTACCGGGTTAACGTCAATGTAAAGGAGTTTTACAAATTTGTGGATAAAGGGGTAAGAGGTTGGCAGGATGAGAAAGGCGGCAACTCTCCTTATCAATTCAAGCAATACACCGGCCGGAGTGGTAAGAAAAATTCATTGATGGTGACAGCCATTAGGAAATGGCTTATTAGAGAAGGCTTGAAGGGTGCAGGCAAAGAAAACGCCCACAAAAAAGCAAGCCTGCGGGACCGCAAAAGAGCCAGTATCACCGACTCCAGTACAAGAGCCGCGATTGTTATGTCAAAATCCATTCGCAAAAAGGGACTCAGGCCTTCACACTTCTGGACAGATGCGCTTGCCGAAGTTGAAAAGCTGATGAAGCAGCAACTGGGCGAAGCAATGAAGATTGATATTGTAAACAATTTAACCGCTACCAATGGCCATTAAGCTTATACAGTCAAAGAACGACATTACCCTTGAGCAGTATATAAAAGTTATTTCTATTGTCAATAACAGTGAGCTTGCTACTGAAGCAGAACGGGCGCATAGAATTTTAGAGGAATTATACGGGATTCCTAAAGAGGAAATTGAGCTTTTAAATACTTGCGAGATTAAGAAAATGATGGATAGTATTTATGTCTTATCGAGTCCGGAAACCGCAAAGCTGCCTAAATACATAAAGGCCAATGGCAAACGCTACCGGCCAATTTATGACGCAAGCAAGTTGCCAGAGTCTTCAAGGATTTCACTCTCTTTAAAGTACCTGCCAAAGAAAGCAAAGGATATTGCTGAAATGTTGCCTTACCTAACTGCCAGAATGGTTGAACCGATGCAGAAAACGTTTTTCTCCTGGAAAACGCTGCCACATGATCAAAAACATGTTGAAGACTATTCAGAGGATTTAAAACAGGCCTGTTATGGGGATGTGTACCTGGTTTTTAAGGAATGTTTTTTAAGTACACTTTACCTGCTCAGGCAAGAACTATTTGACGTTGCTCTCAACGATCCAAGCGAGTGTTATTCGAAATATGATGCTGTTTTACTGATTGATGACTTCATTAGAACTCTTAAAAAAATGTGACGAACAAAAGCGGGTATGCTCACACTATACCTAAAAGCTATCCATGTCTGATGTTACTATAGGCGCGAAACTCCAGGTCGATGCCGGCAATGTGGCGCCAACGATTAAGGAAGTACGCGAGAACATTAAGCAGTACAAGCAGGAGTTGGATAATGCCACAGTGGGGAGTGAGCAGCATAAGGCGGCACTTGAAAAGTTAAGGCAGGCTAATGAGCAGCTTAACCCCACCTTTAA